GATCTCTCCGGCGACGACGGACAGATCAACGCGCAACAGTTCAAGATCCGGGCAGCCGAGCACGCGGCCACTCTCCTCGGTCTCACCAAGGAGGTTACACAGTTCGCCGGTTACTCCCTGTCGTCCTACGGGGAGCGGTCGGATGAGGGCGGCGTCACCGCGACGGAGACCGTCGACCGGACGACTCTCACCGAGCGCACGAGGGACAAGAAGTTCCTCTACTTCGAGGAGGCGGCGAACCCGCTCACCTACGCGCTCATGGATCTCGATGCCCGCCACTATGGGGGCGCACAGATTCCCAAGACGGCGACTCTCGACATCGAGATCACCGAACTCTCCCAGATCGACCCGGAGAAAGAGGCGCGAATCTTCCAATACCTCCGATCCGCTATGGCCGCGTCGACGCGCACGCTCGTCAAGGCACAGCACCCGGACTGGGAGTCCAAGGAGATCGAGCGCGAGGTGCTCGAGATCCAGGCGGAGAACAACCTCACCTCCGAGGTCGACCCGGCCACGGAGGGACGCGTCGACCCGACCGACCCCACCGAGCAGCAGAACCCGACCGACCTGACCGACGACGTCGACGAGCAGGAGTAGGCCGTGCTCGCCGAGAGCATCGTCGGTGTGGTGCTCGGGTCGCTTATTGTTCTAGTCGTCGCACGGTGGATGTTCCGCCGCACACACGGGGAGTAGATCATGCCGGTATACGTCCCGAACCCGGATCCGCTGGCATCAACCCCGGCGAACCTGTTTGACGACCTCGGGGCAGAGATCGCCGCACGCTACGCCGAGGCCGAGCAACGCATGATCGAACGCGTCGCGACCCTCGCGCGGGCAGGCATCGCCGAATCCCCATCGATCATGGAACGCCGCCGCATCCTCGCCGAGCTACGTGCCGAGGGTGAGCGGATCGCCGAACAACTCAACGACCCCGCGTTCGTCGCCCGCATCGTCGACATCGCTGCCCGCGACGGTGAGGCGGCAGCCGTCGCCGCGCTCGGTGTCGGCGGTGTCACGATGGGCGCCGCGGGTATCACCACGAACGCAGCGAACGCGACCGCACAGATCGCCCTCGACCTCTCATCCCGCCTCGCGGACATGAGCGCACGAATCACCCGGTGGATGCCGGATGCCTACCAACGGGTGATCTCAATGGTGTCCCCCTCCGTCGTGCTCGGCGTCGAGACACTCGCCCAGGCTCAGGCGCGAGCGGCCGAACAGTTCCTCGCCCGTGGGGTGCGCGGGTTCGTCGACTCGGCGGGCAAAGAGTGGCGCATCGGCACCTACTCGGAAATGGCAACCCGGACGACGGTGAACCGGGCATGGCAGTCGGCGAACATCTTTGCGGCACAGTCGGCGGGCATCAACCTCGTCACCATCGTCATCGGTGTCGACGCGTGCAAGGTGTGCGCGGCGCACGCGGGCAAAATCTACTCAACGGACGGCACCCCGGCCGGCACCTACCAACTCGAGCACACCACCCAGCCGGGGCGCGTGTCCGTGACCGTCGCGGGCACCATCGACCAGGCGCGCGCCGAGGGATGGAATCACCCCAACTGTCGGTGTGTGCTCGCCGCTTACCTCCCCGGACTGTCGATTGTCACGGGAACCACCCACGACCCCCAGGCCGAGGCCGACCGCGATCGCCTCCGCGCGCTCGAGCGTCGCGTCCGCGAGTTGAAACGCCGCGAGGCGGCAGCGTTCGCAGATGTCACCAAGGGGCGCCTACGCGGGCAGATCAAGGACGCACAACGCGACATCCGCGAGCACGTCGCCGCTACAGGGCAACTCCGCAAGAACTACCGCGAGCAACTCGCATTCTCCGACGGACGGCGCCCCGCGCTGCCACCATCGAAACCCCGCGCGATCACGCGCTAGACCTCCCGCCCCGGATCCTCTGTTCCGGGGCGGGCGGGCACCCGGTAGGAACCGGGCGCCAACCACGAAACGATCAGGAGATCACCGTGAACAGCATGACCCGCACCATCGCCCCCGCCTGTGCTGTCGACCTCAACGGCATGGCCGTCATCGGTATGACGCGTCACGCGCTCATGGGCATCCGCCACGCGGAGGACACCGGAGGCGCCGCACCCGCAGCAGCACCGGCAGCCTCGCCGACGCAAACCGCTCTCGGAGCACCCACGGCACCGGCTCCCGCCGCAACGGGCACTCCGGCGACACAAACCCCCACGGGCGGCGCCCAAACGCCGCAAACGGGCGCACAGCCCGCCGCGGGCGCCGCCGAGACCCCTCCGGCGATCAATCCGGCCACCGGGCAGCCGTACACGGCCGCGGAGACACAGAAGTTCATTGCCGATCTCCGTGGGGAGAACAAGACCCACCGCGAGGCAGCGGCAACGGAAAAGGCACGCGCCGACGCCGAGGCGGGCAAGCTCTCCGCCGTGCTCGCCGCGCTCGGACTCAACGCGGACGGATCCGCCGCGGCCAAGACCCCCGACCAGCTCACCGCGGAACTCAACGAGCGCAACACAGCCGTCGAGACCACCAAGCGGGAGAACCTCGTCCTCCGCGTCGCGGGCAAGGCGGAAATCTCGGCCGACGCCGACAAGATGCTCGACTCCCGAGCATTCAACGACAAGCTTTCGGCGCTCCCCAGCGCCGACAAGGACAGCGTGGAAACGCTCGTCAAGGAATGGGTGCAGGAGCACCCCGACCACAAGACAATCCCCGCCGCAGCATCGTCAGGAGGCGTTGCTCACGCGGGGGGCGTGCCAACCACCCAGCGCAAGACTCTGTCGGAGGCGCTCGACGCAGCGCTCCCGACCCCAACCAAACGAAAGTAGGAAATCAGGATGCTTACACTCGCGGATGTCCAGGCGAACACCGCCGACGACATCGACTACAACCTCATCGACGAACTCCGCATGGGTTCGCCGTGGCTCCTCGACCGCCTCGTGTTCGACGACACCGTCGTTCCCGGCACGGCCGGCGGAACCCTCACGGCCGGTTACAAGCGCCTCCAGGCGACGCGCCCGGCTCACACCCGCCAGGTGAACACCGAGTACCCCGCGTTCGAGGCCAAGACCAAGCGCGTCACGGTCGACCTCATCCCGATCGGTGCTCGCTACAACCTCGACCGCGTGATCGCCCGCATCGGCGCCACCTCCGAGGTCGCGTTCCAACAGCAACAGGCCGTTCGCGCGACCGTTGCAAAGTTCAACGACCTGTTCATCAACGGTGAGGCCGGACTCGACTTCGACACCGCTGCCCCCGAGTTCGAGGGCATCGACTCAATCGTCACCGGCACCATCACCGAGTGGACGGACGCAGGCAACCCGTGGGACTTCAACACCATCACGGACAAGGCCGGGGCGCTCGCCGTCACCCGCCAACTCCGCGCATGGCTCCGCAAGTTCGACGGCAAGCCCGACGTGTTCATGGTCAACGAGGACGGCGCCGCTTTCCTCGACCGGGTGAACGACTGGATCACGTACTACAACGCGGTCAACGACTCGTTCGGCAACGAGGTTCCCACGTTCGCGGGGATCCCCTACGTCGACCTCGGCACCAAGCCCGGCACCATCGATCAGGACGGTGTGCTCACGGGCGAGGACGCGGAGGACTTCGTGATCCCCACCGTGAGCGGTGTGACCACGATCTACGCGGCACGGTTCGGTCTCGACTCCGTGCACGGCTACGCCACACCGGGCAACCTGTTCTTCCAGGCGCTCCCCGACTTCCAGTCGGCCGGTGCGGTCAAGCCCGGCGAGGTCGAACTCGGCCCTGTCGCGATCGCAGCCAAGAAGACCCGCGGCGTGGGCGCGTTCCGCGTCAAGGTCTCCTAGGCCACTCCCACCGGTAAAGGCGGGCACCTCGAGAGGGGTGCCCGCCCGAACCCCGACCTCCACGAAAGGGAGATCATGACCAATCGCACGATCACCGCGCGCTCGAACACCCTCACCGGGTTCACGGGCGGCGCGCAGTACACGAACGGCAGCGCGACCGTCGACGACGCCACCAAGGGCGGCAAGGCGGCTATCGAGTACGCCAAGCGCCACGGGTTCGCCGTCTCCGGGGGCATCGCCACCGCCGTCGACCTCACTCCTGCCGACGGCGAGGTGCTCATCCGGTGGACGACCGCCGAACTCAAGGCGTACCTCACCGACAAGCACGTCACGTTCCCGGCCGACGCCACGGATGAGCAACTCCGCGACGCGATCCGCGACGCGATCGACATCAAGGCACAGGGTGGATCCGCCGCGAACGAGTCGGCCGGGCACACGTCCGGCACGTACCCGCCCGAGGGTGCGCCCCCGGTGTCGAACCCGGACAAGCCCGACACCCCGAGCGAGACCGTCAAGTGGGCGACGCCGCTCTCGGTCGCCAACGAGACCCTCCTCGACCCGCCTGTCGTGACCAGCCCGCCCGTGCTCACCAGCAAGGTCGCGCCGGCAACGGCAACGTTCACCGTCGTCGCCACGGGTGAGGATCTCCACTACCAGTGGGCACGCCAGGCCAAGGGCGTCGGCAGCTACGTCGACATCGAGGGCGCCGAGGCAGCGTCCTACACGACCCCGGCCACGACCGTCGCCGACAACAACGGCGACCGCTACCGTGTGACGATCTCGAACGAGAACGGCACGGTCACGACGACCGGCGTTGTTCTCACCGTCACCGCGTCCTAACCGGATCAACGAAACGCGCCCCGGTTCCACTGGGATCGGGGCGCGTTCCACCACCACCGATCAACGACCGGTCAACGAAACGAGGAGGACACCGTGGGAGTCACCTACGCAACGCCCAACGACTACTTTCAATCGACCGGGATGCCGATCGCCGATTGGCCGACCGAGGACGACGCGGAGTTCGTCCGCATCGACGCGCTCCTCAAGAAATCGTCCGACACCATCCGCCGCATGACGCGCCTAGCGCGCCTCACCTACGGGGTGGACGGATTCCCCCACGACGCGAACATCCGCCAAGGGTTCATTGACGCCACGTGTGCCCAGGCCGCATGGTTCGAGGAGGCCGGAGACACCACCGGATTCGCAGCCGGTTACGACAATGTCTCGATGATCGGGGTGTCGTTCGGCCGCAACGCGGGCACCGCATCCGGCAAGCCCTCCTCCCGCGAGTCCCGCTACTCCCCCGAGGCGCAGGACATCCTCGTCACCCTCGGAATCTTCGGAACCCGCCCCTCACATCCGGGGGTGTGACATGCGGATCCCGAACCGCTACCTCGAGCACAAGGTCACGCTCACCAAGATCCAGGCCGTCGGCACATCCGTGGGTGCGAAGTTCGACGAACCCCGCACCGGGATCCGCGCTCTCGTGATCGACAAGCGCACTCGTGTCGTCGACCAGCGCGCGGGATCCGACACCGTCGGCACCGAGGTCATTGCCTCGGCGCACATCCTCCTCCACAAAGAGAATTGGGTGCCGCCGTCGTCGCTCGTCACCGTGTGGCCGGGTACGCCGATGGAACGTGTGTGCGAGGTCATCGCGGCCGGGTACAACGTCCACTCGATCGCTCCCGAGTCCGCGCAATTGTGGGTCGTCTAATGGCCGGGCTGTCGTTCTCCGCCACGGGTGAGTGGAACGGTGATCGCCTCGCACGCGCTCTCTACCCGGCAGGGCAGCGCGGCGCCAGGAAAGCGGGCGAGCGTCTCCGCGCTCTCGCGCTGCCCCTCACGCCCATCGACCGCGGAAACCTCCGCGAGTCCGCAACTGTGGAGACCCCGAACCGCACCCCCGAGGCGTTCGTCGTGTTCGATGAGCCTTACGCGGTGATCCAGCACGAGGAACTCGACTACCAGCACACAGAGGGGCAAGCCAAGTACCTCGAGCAGCCGCTCGAGGAACACCGCGGCGAACTCATGGCGATCATGGCTAAGGAGGTGCAGGTTGGTATTCTCAACGCTTAGCTACCCGTTGCAGATCGTCGACGGCATCGCCAAGTATCTCGAGGAGCACGGCATCGCGTCGTGGGATGAGTTCGGCGAGGGCGAGCCGTACACGGGCGAGACCGAGTGGCCGATCTACCTCGGCCCGGACATGCCGGTCTCGCCTAACCGTGTCATCGTAATCACCCCAGGGGTGCAGTCGTTCATGCGAGCCGACGTCATGACCTCGGTGCAAATCCGCCTCCGCGGAACACCGAGCACACCGCAGGATCCGCACCGCGACGAGGTCTCGTCCAAGATGCAAGAGATCCATGACCTGTTCTACCCCAACGGGTTCCCCCTCGCGCACGTCACGATGGGAAACATCCGCGTCGGCGCCGTGTTCCCCGGCGACGCGCAACCTCTCGACCCGGACGGCAGCCGCCGCCACGGTGCGTTGCAAAACTTCCGGTTGCGGACTCGTCGTCCGCGGCCGGTATAAGACCCCAACCGGGGATAACCGTCGGATTGTCCGGCACAACTGAAAGGATCTACCCCATGGCAACCAACCATGATGTGTGGGATGCCGTCGACCAGACCGACGGCACGCCCGGCAACTCGTTCGAGTTCCTCCTCCGCGCACAGCAGGGTCGCGCGGGCGCCTACTTGCAGTCGGCGGACATCACGAACGTCGCCCCGGCGTTCACGGGCAAAAAGCGTGCACGACAGACCTACGGCGCCAAGGGCGTCGACCTGTCGAACACCTACGCCCGCAACCTCGTGCTCACGTTCGACGTCGAGGTAGTCCGCGGCGACAACGGTGAGTTCCAGCCGTTCTTGCAAGACCTCCTTGACGCGTCCAAGGAAGTCGGAGCGCTGAACCGCCGCCGCATTCAGGCATTCGATGCCCTCGGCGCCGACTACGCGTTCCAGTCGGACTTCACGATCGAGCACGCACGCGCAAACACCGGGTGGGACGACGCGTCGTTCTTCACGATCACGGCGGAGCAGTACACGCCGACCGAGTGGATCACGAACCCCGTGCTCGTCGGCAACGTGCCGGCGAACCTCGCGGTCTCGCCCGCCACGGCCGCGGGCGGCGCAACGGTGTACATCCAGGGTGAGAACCTCGCGGATGTCACGGGCGCCGCATCGGTCAAGTTCGGCGTCACCAACGCGACGAGCTACACCGTGATCTCCGACACCCTCATCTCGGCCGTTGTGCCGGGCACGGGCGCCGCCGATCTGCCCATCACCGTCACGAACCCGGACGGTGCGGGAGAACCCATCCCGTTCGCTCGCACGGCGTAACACCCCGCTCGGGCGGGCGGCAACGTCCGCCCGAGCACCCCCACCATCCACGCAGCGCAGACAGAGGAGTCGCAGCATGACTACAGCAACACAACAGGGACGCCAACTCCGGTTGACCGTCGACGGCATCGATGAGCCGTTCCTTATCGATCCGCTCTCCGCCAAGCGGGGAAAGTACCTTACCGAGCGATTCATCCGTGCATCCCTCGGGCAGATGACCCAGGCGGAGGCCGAGGAGATATTCATCGAGTCCCTCGGCGCCTCGAACTACTCGCGCATGAGCGGGTACTACGTCGACGAGTACCACCCCGGAGGGCGCTACGCCCAGACATGGACGCCCGAGGGCGCCGTGATCCGTGATCCCGGCGATGATGAGACCATCACGGCCAAGTTCATCGCACGCGAGGCCGTCGGCGATGAGCCGGAACTCGAGGGCGAGCCGATCCGCCAGGAGGAGTCGGAGGCGCTCGCGCTCGCAGCGTTCTACTGGCAAACCGTTGTCGGCATGGAGGCCGTCGACGCGTTTCTCAACGAGGGAGGCGGCACCAACGGATCCCTAAAAGCGCTGACCCTCTTGCAGATCCGACTCGGACTCTCACGCCAACCGCTCTCATCGAGTCCGGTTATGGAGAACTTGATTCAAGAGGCAAGTTCCAAGGCAACGCCCGCTATACAGAACTCGTCCGCGAGCGTGCGGCTGCCCGCAAACAAGCGCGGGTTTCTGCCCAAGCGGGCACACTCCCGGCGCTAGCGGACGCCGAGGTAGGCGCCCTATGGGGTGCTCTCCTCCCGCTCCTCGACGACGGCACCATCGGCATCGACTTCGCGTTCCACCTACCCCACATCGATATCGAACCTGAGTCCCCGGTGTGGGAGGAGAGATCGTGGCATTACGTCCGCGACCTCATCCTCCGCTTCCGCGTGATCCCCGACACAGCAGTAAGAAAGGCGGATCTCGATGTTCGAGGTAGGCAAGCTAGTCGCAAGGATCGCACTCGAGGGCGCCCAGGTATTCCGGGATGACCTCCACAAAGTAGGCAAAGAGTTCGACAACCTCTCCGACACGGGCAAGGCGTCACTCACCTCCCTCGGTACAGGGATGGTCACGCTCGGCGCCGGAATCATCGCACTCGCCTCTCTCGCGATCGCCCGGTTCGCATCGTTCGATAAGGCCATGTCTCAGGTGTCCGCGACGATGGATGACACCTCAACGGCCGGCGTCGAGAACATGCGAAAGCTCCGCGACGCCGCGATCGAGGCGGGCGCAACCTCTGTCTACACGGCAGAGGAGGCCGCGGGCGGCGTTGCGGAACTCGCTCGAGCGGGCGTCCAAGCCGCCGACATCCTCGGCGGAGGTCTCACCGGTTCCCTCGCGCTCGCCGCGGCCGGTGAAATCTCCGTCGCAGAGGCCGCGGAGGTTGCCTCGACCGCCATGACCCAGTTCCGGTTGTCCGGCGAGCAGATCCCCCACCTCGCCGACCTCCTCGCCGCGGGCGCGAACAAGGCACAAGGTGGCGTAGGCGATCTGTCTATGGCGCTCAAGCAATCGGGTCTCGTGGCCGCGCAGATGGGTCTCTCCGTCGAGGACACCATCGGCACCCTCACCGCGTTCGCCTCGGCCGGTCTCCTCGGTTCGGACGCGGGCACCTCGTTCCGCACCATGCTCCTCGCCCTCGCGAACCCGTCGGGAGAGGCCGCGGCAGCGCTCAAGAAATACAACATCGAGGCCTACGATGCCCAAGGCAACTTCGTTGGCATCGCCTCGTTGCAGGATCAACTCCGCGAGGGTTTCAAGGGCGTTTCATCCGCACAGCGCGACGCCGCGCTCGCAACGATCTTCGGATCCGACGCGATCCGCGCCGCGAATGTTCTCTACGCCGAGTCCGACAAGTCGATCTCTGACTGGACGGCGGCGATCGACGAGAACGGTGCCGCGGCGCGCACGGCCGGAGAACTGCAAAACAACCTCGCGGGCGACGTCGAGAAGCTCGGAGGCGCGTTCGACTCCGCACTCATCAAGACCGGCACCGGGGCGAACGATTCCCTCCGTGACATGGTGCAACTCCTCACCGCGCTTATCGACGCCTATGGCAATCTCCCGCCCCAGATCCAAAGCACCGTTCTCGGTCTCAGCCTCGGCGCGGGCGCAATTCTGATATTCGGTGGGTCGCTCCTCATGACGATCCCGAAAATCGCCGAGTTCCGAATCGCTGTCAGAACTCTCGGCAACGAGTTCCCCATCATGGCGGGCAAGGCTAAGGCCGCGTCCGCGTTCTTGGGAGGCCCGTGGGGTATCGCGATCGCTCTCGCGGTCGGCGCCCTCGGGATGTTCATCGACCGCCAGGTGCAGACCGCGGCCAACGCCCAGGCGTTCACGGACACGCTTGACACCCAGACCGGCGCGATCACCGATGCCACGCGCGCGATGGTCGCGAACCGTCTCCAAACAGAGGGCGCCTACGATGCCGCGCTCAAGGCAGGGGTTGGGCAAGAGGAACTCACCGACGCGATCCTCAAGGGCGGAGACGCACTCGACAACGTAAAGGCCAAGCTCGGAGGCGGGTTCTCCGAGGAGTTTGCCGCCACAATGGGACTCGTCCTCACGCCGACCCAGAAAGCCGCAAACTCCGTCAACGAACTGTCCACCGAACTCGGCCGCGGCAAGGACGGATTCAAGAACATCACCGAGGCCGGAGTGGAGGCCGCGGAAACCGGTGAGTACGTCGCCGGCACATACGACGAAACCGCTACGGCGGTCGAGGGACTCACCCTCAACGTCAACGAACTCATCGACGCGCTCAACAAGGCGAACGGTGTACAGATCAGCGCGGAGGAGGCGGCGATCCGATACGCCGAGCAACTCCGCGAAATCTCGGCAGCAGGCAAGGAATCCAACGCGGGGATCTCGCTCAGTACCGCGGAGGGCACCAAGAATCGCAACATGCTCCTCGATCTCGCTAAGGCCGGACAGGATGTCGCGAAAGCGCACCTCGACGCGGGTGGATCTGTAGAGGAGTACGCGGCACAGATCACCAAGTCCCGAGACAAGTTCATCGAACAGGCACGGGCACTCGGCGCGACCAGTAGCCAGGCCAACGCCCTCGCAGATTCGATCTACCGGATCCCGAACAAGACCGAGTTGCAGATCATCGCGAACACCAAGGCGGCGGAGAAAAACGTTGCGGATCTCGGGGCAAGGATCCGCGGACTCTCGACAACGATTACGATCACAGCCGCGGCGACCGCAGTAAAGAACGCCGCCAGCACGATCGGCAAAGCTGACGGCGGGATCCTCGAGTTCTACGCCAACGGCGGGATGCGCGAAAACCATGTCGCGCAGATCGCCCGCGCGGGAACGACGCGCATATGGAACGAGCCAGAGACCGGAGGCGAGGGGTATATCCCGCTCGCAGAGTCCAAGCGCGGCGGGGCATTGCCGGTGCTCGAGCAGATCGCCAGCTTGTTCGGATTCGACCTAACCCCCAAGGGTTCGGGAAAGAGCAGCGCACCAGGCGCATCCTCGACGGCGGGTGGCGGAGAGCGGCGGTTCGCGATCTCGGGCAAACTCGATATCGGTGGGGTGCTCGTTGACCTCATCGATGGGCAGATCGAGGAATACGACAGCGACCTCGCGGTCGCAACGGAGGGACGCTCATGAGCATCGTTGCAACACCGGATGCCGCCTACTCCCCGCCGCGGGTGGCGATCGCGCTCGGCGTGGGCGCGGGTAACGTCATGGCGTCCGCCTCGGTGTGGCGTGTGCGCGACGGTCGACGCACCCTCCTCCGCACCCAACCCGAACTAGGGTCGGATGTCGCGACGGTCTACGACTACGAGTGCCCCCGCCAGGTGCCCGTGACTTATGAGTGGTCAGGAACTTACACCGACCCGGTGGCCTACCCGACGGTGTGGAACGAAACGTGGTCGAACACCTCCGCATGGACGGCGGTCGGAACGTGGAACGTATCCGCGGGCAAGGTGCGAAACACAGGAACCGGTTTCCAAACTCTCACGAGGGCGACTGGGGTAGCAAAAAAGCATCGAGTCACGGTCGGATCAATAGCCGGTTTCGCAGACGGTGCCCGTGTCGAGTTCCTCAACGCCGGCGTCGTCAAGATCGCCCTGTATCTCGACCCGTTCGTGGGCACGCTCATTATCCTCGTCAACGGAGTTTCGATTCCCAACGCGATCTCTCCGGCATCGCCCATGCTCATCGACATGCTCGGGAACACCGTGACCATCACGGGCACAGGAGGCACCGCGTCATCGGCACAGGATGTCTCGATCGATAGTGTGCGACTCACGAGCGTCGCCGACTTCGCCAATGAGGTCGTTATTGGGTCGATCTTTGTGCAGGACTACCCCGCAGCCCCAACAGCAATCTCGGGAACCTCCAACGAAATCACTCTCGACGTCGACGAGACGTGGCTCGTGCATCCCGCGCTCGTGAATCTGTCGGTGCCGCTTGGCTACGAGGATGTCGAGGTTCTGGGCATTGGCGATATCGGTTCGATCCGCAACGCGGCCGATGTCGCCATGCACAAGGTCATGGGCAACCCGCGTCCTGTTTCCGTGGCGTCCGGCGACCGTGGCGACGACGAACTCACGATGACGCTCTCCTCGGTCACGCGCGCGGAGGAACTTGCCCTCGTCGAATTGTTCCGCGATCAAACACCGATCCTCATACTCACCCCGCCGTCGTGGAAACTCGACTTTGCGGATGACTACTACCAGGTGGGAGACGTCGTGCGAACGCGGCTCATCCAGGTCGAGGGGTTCACATACAAGGACATCGCATTCCCCCTCGTGGCCGTCGAGTCGCCGGCCGTGAACGTGTCCGACTCGAACTGGACTTACAACGTCCTTGTTGTCGTCGAAGCAACCTACGATTCCATACCCCTCGACTTCGCGACCTACAGCGACGTCGAGACCCGGACGGAGATCGCGTAATGCGTCCGGTATCTGCCCAATTCCTCGACGCGCTTGGTAGCCCTCACAAGGTATGCACCACCATCACCGCCACCACGCCCCTCGGCGACGAGATTACGCTCAAGCCGCTCGGTGGCCGTGTGGTGTGCGACACGGCATCTATCCGTCGCCGGAGCGCAAACATTACGGCAGAGGCAACCCCGGCCGAGGTGCGTCTCATCACAACGCCAGGAACATTGTTCCGCATCGATCACGGAATCGACTACAGACATGGAGACCCGGAACTCGTGCCCGTGTTTCACGGAGAACTCGCGGATCCCGACGAACCGCTTGCCTCGGGGTCGATATCGCTAGCGTTCCTCGATGACACAGCACGGTTGGCGCGCTGCCCGTTCGTCACTCCATACGTTCCATTCGCGGGCATCACACGAGCAATAGCGATTCGCGACATTGTGCTCGCAGCAAGTCCGCTAACCGCAATGATTATCACCGCCACAGACACAGGCACCGTTGGCGCACAGATGTTCACCGGGTCACGGTTATCCGCAATCGAGAAACTCGCGACCGACGGAAATATCGAGGCATTTTTCGACCCCACTGGAACGTTCATCATTCGCGACGCCCCATCAACGAGCACGCCTCCTGTGTGGACGATCAAGGCAGGCCGGGGCGGGACGCTCATGAAAGCTAACCGCCGCCGCCCACTGACTAAGCTCATCAACTCCGTACAGGTACGACCATCGGGAACCTCTGGCTCTCAAGTATGGAAACCACAAACAGCGACCATCACTGATATCGCTAATCCGTTGCACCCCAACTACATCGGCCTCGCAACGTTCATCATCGACTCGCCGAGCATTGATTCCACGGCAAGCGCTGTAGATATCGCATATAAGAATCTAGCCAGGCGAGCAAGCATCCCCGTGTCTCTCTCGCTCGCAGCGTTATCAAATCCGGCACTCGAGGGGAACGATGTTATTGGCATTCAGACCGCCGCCGCTGGGCAGAACGAGGCACTCGGGTTCCAACACTGGATCGACGCATTCGACATCGACCTCAAGGCCGGTTCGATGAACGTAGTAACTCGAGAGCAGGTGAGCATCGATGGCTAGAGTCCGATCTCGAGTACCCGCATCACTCCTCGAACGCTACGGAGAACCCATTTACCGTGTCCCGTGCACGATCGTTCAAGTCACTCCGCTCCTCGTCGACATGATGGGCGGCACGAACCTCCCGGCCACCAAAGTCGCAGGAGCCACCTACACGCTCAACGCACCCGCCCTCGCCTACATCTCGGCAACCGGCGTCCCGCAAGTCCTACCGATCGGAGTCTGAAATGCCCACCACTCGAGGCCGCTTGAAACTGCCCATCCCGGTCGGAGGCGATGCACCCGCCATTCCCGCCGACTTCGGATCTCTCGCCGACAGGATAAACGTGGTGAGCGGTGCGGGGGTTGTATTCGTCGCAGATGCTACCGCGCGTGCCGCTCTAGTCACGAACGCCGATGTGTTCAATGGTCTCTATGTTTACCAGGACGACACTAAAGAAACGTGGCGTTATTTTAGCGGGTGGAAACTGTGGGATGTTCCCTATAAGACTTTCACGCCGTCACTCGTCACCGGCACCCTCGGCAATGGCACTCTCGTGGGCGGATTTTCTGTTTCGTCCGGGCAAATGGAGGGATGGGCTAAGTGGACATTCGGATCTACGTCGGCGATTGCATCCGGTGGCGGAGTGTTGGCGCCTCCTGTGGCAATGGACTCAAGCCTCCCTGTCTATAGTTCCTTGGGAACCGTGTTCATGCGTGACCAGTCATCAGGCGATTTTCACAACGGGCACCTCGTGATCGGAGCGAACCTCGGAGAAATGCTCCCTCTCCGGGCGCTGCAACCCGCGTCTTACACCGCTGCACAAATGGGGCAGTTGGGATCTATAGCATCATCGAGCCCACTGCCTTGGACGAACCTCGACTCGATCTCCTACGCATTCCGCGCACCGGCTGCCTAATGAGCATCATCATCGAGCACCCGTTCCCCGGTGCGGCGGTCGGCGCTGATTGGGCATGGCACAAAGCCAACAACTACGAGGGCGGCAACGACTACATTGTCGGCGCTGGGCAGCGGTTCGAGGCACCCGCCGACGGTGTCGCACAATACATCGGCAACGGGCAGATCATCCTCACCCTCGACGACGGACGCAAGATCGGATGCCGCGAGATCACCTCGTCAGTCATCACGATGAAACCCGTTCGGGTCAAGCGCGGCGATCTCCTCGCATACACCGGGCGCCGTGTCTACCGCAACGGAAAGTGGATCGCCTTGTGGCCGCACGTCGACGGCATCACCAAGGGCGGCACCCGCGTTCCGTTCGAGCCGTGGGTCAACACGGGCAGCACCCCAGCCGGGGGCGACGGCACCCCGATAACCGCAACAGAAAAGGATGATGACATGAAGTTCCTCAGCCACAAGACACAGACAATCTGGTATCTGGTCGGCGAGTTCACGACGACCCGAACCCGTGATATCGCGGTCGCCCGCGACTGGAAAGAGTCTCACGGTGCATCGGTCACCTGCACGGGTGACGCGATCAAGGCACTCATTCTCGTCGCCGAGAACAACGCGGCAACTAGCGCCGCCAAGACCCAGGCCGCGGTTAAGTCCGCCCTCACAGGCACGATCGTCGCACCTGTCATCGACTACGACGAGATCGCGCGCCGCGTGAACGCCGAACTCCAAGACGAGTTCGACGCCGCCCCAGGCCGCACCGTCGACGAACTCCGCGACAGGATCTAACCTCATGATCCGCACTAGCCTCCAACACGTCGTGCGCGCCGGGATGTGGTTGTTCTCGCGCATCGCGGAACCGCGCGTACCTCGCCTTATCCAGTTCGGCATATACCTCTGCCTTGGGTGGGCGGGGCACCTCGTGCTCCTCAACCCGCCCGCCTCGTTCACGGCCGAACTCGGCGGTTACGTCATCGTGTTCGCATGGTTCCTCACCCTCGGCGCGGCGGCGGGCGCCGTCGCCGTCCTCCCCGGCACGTGGTGGCTCGAGCGCATGGCCGTCATATCAATATGGGTGGCGCTCGGCCTGTTCACGCTCATAGCAATCGGCATCGGCAACTCGCCCATCGGTGCCGCGATCGCCATAGCGCTCGCCGGCGCCCTGATCCAACGGTGGCGTGAGATACGCCAATACCACGTCGCACCCCGGAGGTAACACCGCACATGTCGCCCGAGACCCTCCAGTTCATCGCTCAAATTATGGTCGGAGGCGGCGGACTCGCACTCCTCGGCTCGGCAGGTCGCGCCGTGTGGAAACGTGTTACGGGGCGTGCCGGCCGGGAGAAGATCCGCAATACCTCGCTCCTCTCACAGCGTGACGCGGCGGATGCACGCGCGGTCAAGGCATACGCCGAGCGCGACGAGGAGGCGAGCAAACGCCGCATAATCCAGGAGTACGCGTCGGGTCTCCGAGTGCGTCTCATCGAGGCGGGCATCGAGCCGGACGAGTGGCCGATCGACACCCGCACCCAACAGCCTCCCCGCGATGGGGAAAAGAAACGCCGCATCCCCGCGGCAGAGTAGGAGCATCATGAGCAACACCCCCGCCCCCACCGAGACGCCCAACGTCGTTATCGAGAATCCCAACTACCGCCGCATCGCGAACATCGTTGTCGGAGGACTCGGAATTGTCCTCGGAACCGTCATCGTCGTCGACGGCTCGAGTCCCGCGTTCGACGTCTCGCAGATCACCGGCCCCGCCTCGGCCGGTCTCCTCTACCTCGGGAGTGCCCTCGGCCTCGCCGTGACGTTGCCGAACATCCCGCGCCGCTAACGCTCCGCGAACGACTAAGCGCCCCTCCCATTCGTGGGAGGGGCGCTATTCGTGTTTAACGCGGCGGTCGCGCAGTTGCCCCCCTCGGATCTTTGGTTCCGAGGTTGCGCTCCGCTTGAGGGCACTTGTAGACATCTTCCCAGTGTCCGAACGCGACCGCCGCTAGCTCCCCCGCGAGGACTCGAACCTCGACTTAACGCTCCAAAGGCGCGCGTGCTGCCAATTACACCAAGGGGGATCACTGTGAAGTTATGCCACCCCTCGCCCGCGAGCCAAGCGGACGAGGGGGACGATCAAGAGGCTAGCGCCCGAGGGCGGTGAGCGCGTAGCCGATAATCTCTCGAGCCTCGACCAGTTTCTCCGACGCTTTCGCGTCCTCGCCGTTGCGTATCAGGTGCCGAGCCTCGGCCGCGAGGTCTTGAGCAGTCACAAGATATTCGAGTGAGCGGGTTCCGTTAGATGTGGCCATGATTAGTTCCTTTCGAATCGGTCGGACTCGACCCAGATCGCGGGTGAGAATGTGCCGTACTCGCGCACGAGGTAGCCGCTACGCCCACGGTCGAGTGACCATGTGACGACCTCGCACGAGGTGCCCGCCGACCATCGGCCGGATGCGACGCGGAGGATGAGCACGTCGCCAGGTTCACGGCCGAGCGGGTCGACCGTGGGGAGTGCGCGAGGCGCGACGGTGGGTGCCGCGGGCACAGCCTCGCGGGGGTCGTGGGTCTCGACGGCGACCATCGAGGGACGAGAACCGGACGGCGCGATCTCGTGCGGGTAAAGGCAGGAGTCCGCGAGCGTGTGCGGGTTTCCCAATCCACCGTGTGCCTCGCACACGACGATCGGCGCGGCCGGCATCACGTCGAACGCGTAAACCTCGCGAGCGGGATCGAACCCGATGAGGCTCACCGGACGACCAGCATCGATGAACGCGCGGCGTGCGGCGTGTGCCTCGGCCTCGACCGCGAACGTGTGCTCGCCGAGTATCTCCGACTCCCGCTCGGCCTCGATCTCGGCGGTCACGGCGTCGTGGTTGATCTCGTCGATCTCCTCGTTGGTTACGATCGGCGCGACGACCTCGACAGGAACAGGGAAACACTTAGCGCAGAGGGTGCGTCCCTCGGCGATGAAGTCGGCACGAGTGCGACCGGCGACAGACTCGACGCGACTGACAACGGTGCGGCGCACGCTGCCCATCGTGGAGCAGTTGGCCGTGTTGTAACGGAATCGGTGGATGATCGTGTCGTCGAACGAGTCGTCGTCAACCGCGACGATTGTTCGGTGGGTCATGCCGGTCGAGCTTGTTCCGATTGCGGCGATCAGTCTGCGGGTCATGTCGTGCTCCAAAGATTCGATGTGGCGTGCGACCCTCTGTCGCACGAGTGAGAATCTACAGGCATTCGTGCCAGTTTTGCAAGCACGTTTGCGTTATTTGTCGCAACCGTGCTACTTTCGGCGCATGGCTAAAGCACCCGGAGCATTCGCGATTGTGACGAATGCGAACATCAAGGCAGAGATCGGCCGACACGATCTCACGAATCAGCAGATCGCCGACGCGAGCGGATCCTCTGTCGATACCATCCGCCGCCGCCGCGCGGGGGAGTCGGCATGGACGCTCGACGAGATCGAGGCGATCGGCCTCCTCGTCGGCGTGCTGCCCGACGAACTCGTGCGCGGCGACCGCTCGCTCCGAGTCCCCCCGAAACCCGCCCAGACATAGAAAAGGGCGGGACACCCCCAGCAATGAGAGATCCCGCCCTATGCACATCGCTCGGCAGATTGACGCGCCCGTAGATTCTAACGGGCGTCATCGACACCCACAGAACGGAAACCACCTCGTGCGAACGATCATCGCTCTCGCCCTCCTCATGTTCGCGCTCGGCCTCGGAATCGGGTGCACGATCGAGGGCGTCTATGACGGACGAACCCTCCTCGCTCTCGCCGCAATAGTCGCGGCGTTCATCGTCCACATGACAGACCCTAAGGCTCACGAATGAGCCTCCACAAACTCCCGACCGGCGCCCGCCGTCGGGTCAACGAAAGGAACACCATGAACCGCAAACTCGGGGCGGCGCTCGTCGCCCTCGCGCTCGGTATCGGTTCGGCTATCGCCGTGCCGATGTCGGCTAGCGCACACACCGCCGCACTCAGCGGCGTCGCCTCGTGCCAGGCTGACGGCACCTACTACGTGGCATGGACTGGCACGCTCTCGAACTATGGCGATCACCAGTCGATCGACATCAAGGTCATCAAGCACGCCCCGGCCGGATCGAAGATCAACGGCGTCGACGGCCAGGTGTGGTTGTTCGAGTGGCCGTCGCATTCCGCGAACCACGGCCTCACCCCGTTCCCGGCCGGTGGCGTGTTCACCTACACGCAGACCGGTATCCCCGGCGACGCTAAGTCGGCGACCTCCGGCTACCAGTACGACTGGGAGGTGGGCGGCGGATCCGGCGACCCCGAGCGCACGATCACGCTCAAGGGCGATTGCAAGGCCACCCCGCCGACGATCACCGTGCCGACGCTCACCCCGCTCGCGCCGACCTGTGACGAGAACGGCAACCTCCCGCTCCTCAACAACCCGCCCGCACAGAATCCCGGAGGCTACGAGGTTCCCGGCGCCGGATACCGCGTGTACTACTCGCCGGCACCGACGAACCCGGCAGCACCAGGCACCTACACGGCAACGATCCAGAAGATCGGCGCCGGGTTCGATCCCGCGTTCCCGAACGGAACCAAGGTCACCGGGCAGACGACGCAAACCCTCGTCGTGCTCGCCAAGCTCGGGCAGAACGCCGACCCGACGGCGCCGTGTTTCACGGGCGGCGACAAGCCCAAGGACAAGGTTGAGGTCATCGTCACGACTGACGCCCCGAACTGCGAGACGGACACGGTCGCGACCAAGACGTCGACGATCACCACGCCGTATGTGTGGATCGACGGCGCATGGGTGCTCGGGACTCCGGTGCAGGTCGACGCCTACACCTACCGGGATGCGACAACCGCCGAGTGCGTGCCTGACTCCCCGGAGCCATACACGACAGAACGCACGAGCGAGCGCGTCGACTGTGAAGCCAAGACCGTTGTGATCTCGGTGTACACCACCGACGTCACGTGGGTATGGGATCTCGCGAACCTCACGTGGGGCAAGGTCGAGATCGAGCGCACGACGCCGACATCCGTAACCGAACGCGCCGCGACCGCCGAGGAAACGGGAGAGTGCCCGGTCGTCAAGCCGCCGACCAAGCCGACCCCGACCGCGAGCCTCGCCGTGACCGGTGCGGATCCCGCTCCGTTCCTGTGGTTCGCTGGCATCATCGCAGCTGCGGGCGCCGGACTCCTCCTCCGCCGCCGCACCGTCTAACCACCTCGGGGGAGGCGGCACATGTCGCCTCCCCCACCATCCTCGAGAGGATCCCCGTGCAATATCACATCGTTGGTCTCGACCTGTCGCTCTCCGCCACAGGTGTCGCCCGCATCCGCCCAGGCGCCGACCGCCCCATCACTCTCTCCCTCGTCACCTCGTCGCCGGTGCCGAACGCGAAATACCCCCACACTCTCGACCGCATCCGCGGCCTCGCGTCCCGCATCATCGCCGCGATCAAGCTCGGCGCCGAGCCAGACGACATCATCGTCGTCGTCATGGAGGGCGGTGCGTTCATGTCGACGACAGGCCACGCCCACACCCGCGCCGGCCTGTGGTGGCTCATGTACCACCTCATCGAGAAGTTTGCTCTCGTGGTCGTCGTCGAACCGAGCAAGCTCAAGCGCTACATCACAGGCAAGGGCAACGCGCCCAAGGATCTCGTGTTCTCCTCCGTCGTCCGCAACTACCCCGGAATCGGGATTGTGGATAACAATGAGGCGGACGCACTCGGACTTGCGAGCATGGCCTCGCGAGAACTCGGCTACCCCATGGAGCCGAGTGTTCAACGCTGCACACCATCGGCGCTCGAGGGCGTCGATTGGCCGGAGCACATCATCCAACAGAGGAGAAACCGAAATGGCTAAGCCGAAACTGTCGAGCAAGACGCCCGACACCGATGACACGAACGCGCTCATCCCCGCGCACGACATGCTCGTCGAGCACTTCAACTCGCGCGAGCACTCGAACCGGCACATCGCGATCGTCGAGTACGGTGTCGCCGACGTCAAGTTGTTCGAGGGCGGCGGGCAGCAAGCAACCGTCGTGACCCGGCACATCGAACTCGTCACGAGCGACCACGCGGAGGCGGCGGAAAAGTTGTTCACCAAGCTCTACCAGGAGCGCACGAACAACAAGACCCGCCCCGCCCCCGAGACCCCGGACACCCCGCTCGAGGATCTCGAACTCGACGACTCCGTCGAGTAACAATCTCTCGGCACCATTGCCGAGAACGGGGCGGCGCCCTACCGCGATTCGGCGCCGCCCCAACCCCCATCAATCAGCAACACCTAGTGGAACAGAGGCCACATCATGACCGAACGACTCCTCGGACTTCGCGCCGAGAACTACATGCGAATCGAACTCCTCGACATCGTGTTCCCCGACGGCGGCGGCGCCTACTCGATCATGGGCGCGAATGAGGCGGGCAAGTCGTCCGCGATCAACGCGCTCGAGGCCACCCTCAACGGCCGCAAAATGGCGAAAGAGACCGACAAGCCGATCCACACCGGGGCAGACTCCGCGGTGATCGTCGCAACGTTCGACGACATCGTCGTCAAGCGCGTCTACCGTGCGAACGGCACAACGGGACTCACCGTCACGGGCGCCGACGGCCGACCGGTCGCCAAGCCCGAGGACGCCCTCCGCAAGCTCTACTCCCACGTGGGTCTCGACCCACTCTCGTTCTCACGTCTCTCCGACGAGGATCAAGTCGCCCGCCTCCTGCCCCTCATCGGCTACGACCCCAAGGACGACAACGAGGAGTGGCAGGAGTCCTACGACCTCCGCACCGTCAAGGGTCGTGACGTGACCCGCCTCAAGGGTGAACTCACCGCCTACGGTGACATCGTCACCGGTCTCCCGGCCGAGGAGGTGTCTGTCGCCGATCTGTCGGCAGAACTCTCCACCGCGCTCGGCGCACGCTCCGCAAAGGCGACCGCGGAGGCCGCATATAACGCCGCCGTGTCGACACACCAGCGCGCCGCATCCGACGTCGGTGTGGCCGACGTCAGGGTCGAGGAGGCCGAGGCCGCGCTCGAGCGTGCACGCGCCGCGGCCGGCGCCGCTCGTGAGGAGAGTGACCGCACGAGCATCGTCGCCGGCGAGCGCAAGGCGGAGTGGGAGGCAATGCCCGACACTGTCGACACGTCCGCTCTCGAGGCACAGATCGCCACGGCCGAGGACACGAACCGCAAGATCCGCAACGCCCAGGCGCGCGGCACGGCAGCGGCAGCGCTCAAGACCGCGGAGGCCGAGTACGCCGCGTTCACCGCAAAGATCGACGCGGTCGAGGTACGCAAGGCCAAGGCGCTCGCCGACGCCACCATGCCCCTCCCCGGTCTCACGATCGACCCGGTCACGATGCGACTCATGCTCAACGGCGAACCGTTCTCCCAGGCGTCGACCGGTGTGAAGATCAAGACCGGCACGGCGATCGCTATGGCGCTGCAACCGGATCTCCGCCTCATCATCATCCGCGACGCGTCACTCCTCGATGCCGGCAACCGCGAGGTCATCAACGAACTCGCGATCGCTAACGAGTTCCTCGTCATCATGGAGATCGCGGACGAGTCGTCCGAGGTCGGCGTGGTCATCGAGGACGGCGCAGTTCGCGAGGTGCGCTCGTGACACGTGAGTTCGACCTCGGCGACGTGCTCACCATCACCACGGGTATCATGCTCTCGCCGCGCCGCATCGATGGGGTTTACGACATCCTCAACTACATGACCGGCGACAACCTGTTCACGCATCAACTGCCACGTGCGGCCGAGGAGTGCCATGCGCCCTTACTCGCCCAGCACCCGCAACTCGCCGATGTGGTCGTGCCCGAGTTCGACTCGGCCACGAACGAGGACGCAGCGACGGCCGTGTTCCTCTGGCTCGCGAAACTCGAGAAAACTCTCGGGAGTCGACTCGCCGTTGAACCGCTCGCCGACGGCGAGCACACCCGAATCGATCCGCTCGCAGAGTTTGCGATGAACTACCCGAACGTGACGGTCATCCCGGTCGTCATCGACACAGAGGAGAACGAGTAATGCCAGGAACAAAGAACGGCACGTGGGTCGAGTACGACGACCACGCCACCGAAAGGATCACCCGCACATTCGGGTCGGAGGTCAACGCGCTCCGCTCGGCCGTCACCAATGGCAACAAGGTCGCGTTCGTCGAGTTCGGGGAGACGCTCGCCGAGGCACTCCACCGACAGGCGCCGACCATCAAGCCGACCGCGGCAGCGGCGAGCACGGCGGCGCAGCGATGAGCCTCGAATGGACGCCCCCGCCCATCACTAAGCACGAGGAGGCGCAAAAGCTCATCGGGCAACTCGCCGACCATCCCGGCGATTGGGCGAAGATGCCCCAACACATCACCAAGGCGTCGGTTCTCCGCGCCGCAACCACGCTCGAGGTTGCTAACAAGATCGAGTGCGCCGAACGCATCCGCGACGGCGTCAAATCTGTCTACGCGCGACTCCGCGCCGAGGGGAAATAATCATGGCCGATTGGCCTTACGGACTCACGCTCAAGCCCATCGTCACGTGGCCGACAGCGATGACGCGCAACCGCAAGATGTCACAGTTCTCGGCACCGCTCCGCGCGACGCTCAAGCAACTCGACTCGGAACTCGCATCGATCAAGGCCAAGGATGTCGTGATGCAAATCGCGCTCGAGGCGTCACAATTCCGACTCGACGGCTACCCGCGTTCCACGGCAAAACCGGAGCACCCAGGGATCATCATCACCATGACGACGCCGGACGGCGCGCTTTCATTCCCGTGTGACACGTTCACGGAGTGGACGGATAACCTCCGGGCGATCGTTCTCACGATGCAAAAGTTCCGCGACATCGCTCGTTACGGGGTCACGAAGAACGGGCAGCAGTACGCGGGGTTCCGGGCGATCGAGGGCGCGCGCCCGGCGCCGGCCGCGGGGTTCGCTGACACCGACGACGCGATCGCCTACCTCCGGCAGATCGCCAAGCCTGACGGCATGTTGTTTATCCCCGAACTCGTGCGGCGCGCTAAGCGGTTCGGACACCCTGACCACGGAGGCACCGCGGAGACATTCCAGCGCGTGCTCGTCGCCGAGGATTACCTGAAACAGCACGGCGAGTTGTAGAGTCGCAAACGGCAGATTGACACGAAAGGAAACCCCCAGCAATGACCGGATCCATAGCGATCGCGGCACTCCTACTCGCACGAGGCGCAACCCTCGACGAGTTCCCCGCGATTCAACAGCACTTGGGAAACCGTGCGGTTCCCACAGACCCCGCCCAAGCCGTGCGCGACGTCGACGAGGCTATCGCCGCGGTGAGATCATGACTGTCGCGGACGATCTCGCCGCCCGCATGGTCGTCGACGGCCTCGACCGACAGGTATGGCTCGACGCCAGGCAAGGCAAGATCGGCGGATCCAACGCCGCCCAGTTCGCCAAACTCGAGTCGGCGCCCGGCTATACCCGTGCGATGCTCGCCGAGCAGTGGAACGGGAATCAGTACACCCGCCATGGCACCGACCGCGAACGTCACATGCTCGCCGCGTTCAACATCCGCCAGAACCTCGCCCTCTACCACGCGGCGGGCAACCCGCTCCACGTGTCCACCCCAGACGCGATCGTAATTCCAGCGATGGGCGGAGATCCGATCATCGCGGAGTGCAAGACCTCGAACAAGCCGATCGTCAAACCATCGCCCGCATACATCCGTCAATGCCAGTGGAACATGTACGTGATCGGCGCCTCCCGGTGCCTGTTCATCTGGGAGGAACACGACAGGTTCACCCCGGTCGACGTGGAACCGAACTCGTTGTGGATCGACCGCGACGACCTCATCATCGGCAACCTCATCACCATCGCGGACACCGTCCTCGATGCTTTCGAGGGCGCCCGCCAATTCAGAAAAGAGATCCAAGAATCATGACCACCGACATCGAACGCGCAACCGCTCCCGAGACCGCACCCGCACGCCGCGAGGTCGCATCGCAATACACCCTGTGGGGTCTCAACGATCGCGCCTCCTACGCCAAACTCCTCGCCGGGGCGAACGAAATCCTCCCCTCCGGCATCAAGGGCGGCAGCATCGACCAGGTAGCCGCGAAAGTGTTTCTCGCGCTCGAGACCGGCGACATGCTCGGTCTGCACCCCATGGCCGCGGTCGGCGGCATCGACATCATCGAGGGCAACCCGACGATCTCCCCGCAACTCGCCCTCGGCCTCATCAAGAAGAACGGGCACCGCTACCGCATCGAGGAGACCGGCGCGATCGAGACCGGAGACTTCAAGGTCACCGTGACCCTGTGGCGCACCGACGATCCTGAGCCGATGTCCAAGTCGTACTCGATGCGCGACGCCCTCCGCGCCGGACTCCTCGATTCCTACGAACCCGACGGCCGCGGCGACTGGATCCCGGTCGCCCGCTCGGCTAAGGGAAACGCGCTCAACTGGGAGAAGATCCCCGCCGACATGTGCCAGTGGCGCGCCGTCGGTCGACTCATGCGCGCCTACGCGCCGGACATCATGCTCGGTGTGTCGTACTTCCCCGAGGAACTCGAGGCACACGTGGATGCATCGGGCGTCCGCACCGAGGTCATCACCGACGAGACGGTCGCGGAGTACATCGCGCGCATCAAAGCGATCCAGGACAAGGCCGACATGGAAACGATCTACCACGAGATCATCGCGGCGGAGGCATGGATACCCAAGATCGAGGGCGAGTTCGTCGCGCACCTGTCGACCCTCACGGTCGACTCCCGCCCGCCCAAGCCGGGGCGACCCGGCAACACGGGCGACCCGGCAATCGACAATCCGACGGAATCGCCCACGACGTCGACAGAACCGGGGCATCCACAGGAGGACAGCCCTCATCCGCCCGTGAGTGCCGAACCGGACTCCCAAGCCGTGACAGAGGCGCACAGCGACGCACCGTCGGATGAGGATGCGCCGCCCGTGGATCACGAGCCGCGCATCGAACAGTCGATCGACGAGGCGGATGCCGCCGAGCGTGCCGAGTACCAGGCGGATCGTGCGGTGCCTCACTCGACGGTCGGGATGCCGACCGCCCCGGTTCGCGATGCCGACGGCATGATCCCGCCCGGTGCGGCGATCGCGGCAGCCCGAGGCGAGCGCAAGCCGTTCGATCCGTCCGCACTCTACGGCGGCTAGACCATGTCGACGAACCAAGAGGCGTTCTCGGATGCACTCACCCAAGCCGGGTACATCGTCGCCGTCGACGAGCAGGACGCGGGCATCCGACGGATCTACCGACCGGACTATCTTCTCGTCGGCATGTTCGTTATCCGGAACGACCAGTTCACCTACGCCGAACTCCCCAAGCCCGAGGGTGGAACCCGCGTGTTCCCGTTCCACCCTCACCTCGATCCCTACCTCGACACCGCGGCGATGCACGGGCACCTCCGGGCGAACCCGGCATGAGCGACGTCATCATCCGCATCCGAGCCGTCGACGACCAGTTCGTCGACGCGCTCGCCGACCTCCTCGACGGTGTCGACCACACCATCACGGTCACGTCATGATCCAGGGATCCGCAATCCGTCCGGTGGAGGATCGCCCCTCGCTCGCGCGTCGGTGCTACCGGTGCGGCGTCGATTGGTACGACGCCCGATGCGAGTGGCGCTCGGGCGCACCATGCAAGGACTGTCGCGTCACCCTCCGCAAAGAGGGCGTCGATCTCGACGAGTACCGGCGCCCCGCGAAACGAAAGAACCGAGCCGCATGAGCATCCACTACCAGGACGACCGCGTCACGCTGCACCACGGCGACGTCGTCGACGTCGGACGCACGCTCGAGCCGGGCAGCGTCCGCACGATCGTCACCTCCCCCCCCTACTACGGTCTCCGCGACTACGACGGTCAAGATCAGCAGATCGGAGGTGAGGAAACCGTGGATGAGTACGTCGAGAATCTCGTCGACGTGTTCCACGTCCTCCGCCGCGTGCTCGCCGATGACGGCACCCTCTGGCTGAATCTCGGGGATAGCTACTCCTCGTCGGGCGGGATGCAAGGCGTAGGCATCAACGCCAAGGTTGGCAACACCCGCGCCCAGGCACAGAACCGCACACGCCCGCGCTCCGACCTGCCACCCAAGAACCTCCTCGGCGTCCCGTGGCGTGTGGCGCTCGCGTTGCAAGCCGATGGGTGGATGCTCCGCTCGGAGATCATCTGGCAGAAACCGAACGCGATGCCCGAGTCCGTCACCGACCGACCGTCCAAGTCACACGAGCACGTGTTCCTCCTCACGAAATCCGCCCGGTACTACTACGACGCCGAGGCCGTGCTCGAGGACGCATCCCCCGACAACATCGCGGACATGGCCGGGCGTAAGGCGATGGACAACAAGAGCGACCACGGAGGCACCCGACCGGATCTCGCTCGGTCGCGCGAGGAGTACGTTCGCGCGGACGGTAAGCGCAACCGCCGCGACGTGTGGTCGATCCCCACACGCCCGTTCGCCGGCGCGCACTTCGCCGTTTTTCCGGAGGAACTCGCCCGCCTCCCGATCCTCGCGGGATCCCAGGTCGGCGACACCGTTCTCGATCCGTTCTCCGGCTCGGGCACCACTGGGAAAGTCGCTCTCGACCACGGCCGCAACTACGTCGGCATCGACCTCTCCGAGAAATACCTCGACCTGTCGATCGCTACCAGGTTCGCGCACCAAACCCTCGACGTGTGGGGAGGAGCGGCATCATGAGCGGAACCGGGTTCGGAACCGAGATCATCGCGGCAGTCATCATCCGCGAGGGCGGCATGTGCGCGATGGGATGCGGGCGCCGCGCCGAGACCGCGAACCACCGCCTCAACCGCAAGGCCGGGGGACGCAAGAACGGATCCCTCATTGCCAACGCGTGCGCGATCTGCAACATCTGTAACCACGCGATAGAGGACAACGCCGACCAACGCGAGGAGGCACTCCGACGCGGCGTCAAGTGCGAGGAGCACCAGGATCCCGCACTCACGGCCATGTGGCACCCGTTCTATCAGCAATGGTGTTTGCTCGGCGAGAACCTCGAACTCACCGGCAACCCCGACGCCGACCTCGACGCCCGCACCCTCGAAATCACCCCGACGAACTACCTCATCCACCCCGACACGGAGCTAGACCTATGACCGGACTCCCGTGGTATCGCGGCGACACGAACCTCCCCACCCACGACAAGATCCTCGACCTCCTCGGCGCATCCCCCAAGGGCAAAGGTGCCGCGTTCGTCTATATGTGCTCGATCGCCCAGTCGGTCGGCAACGGATCCGACGGAATCATCAAACGCGCTCAACTCCCATTTATCCACGGCACACCTACCGACGCCCGACTCCTCGTCGACGCCGGACTCTGGGAGGTAATCGACGGAGGGTGGCGCATCCGCAATTTCGGAACACGCCAGGTCGTCGGCGCCTCCGAGCAGGTCAAGGCCGAGCAGATCAGCGCCGCCCGATCGAGGGCAGCGAAAGGGGGCAGCAAGTGAGCGATATTTGTTGGAGCAACTCGCGAGCAAAAACGCGCGCGTGCTCACGAATTGACACGTGCGCTACCCTACGGACGAACGGACGAACTAACGCACGTCACACCAACCTCAAGCAGATCCGGCAAGTTCTCCACCGTGTGTGGAAAAGCCTGTGGATAAGTCCGTCACCCCAGCAAAGGAAACCCCGATGAACATGCCACCCCCGCACTTCGACAACGGACACGTGCGCGTGTTCCACGGAGATTGCATCGAGGTCATGCGCGACATGGCTGACAACTCGATCGACGCGATCGTGACAGATCCGCCCTACGGCCTTGGGTTCATGGGCAAAGAGTGGGACGATCTGCCGCCAGGAATCGACTTCGCGATTGAGGCTCTCCGTGTGCTCAAGCCGGGCGGTCACATGCTCGCGTTCGGCGGGACGCGCACGTGGCACCGCCTCGCGGTTGCCGTCGAGGATGCCGGTTTCGAGATTCGAGACTCGATCGCATGGCTCTACGGTTCGGGGTTTCCCAAGTCCCTCGATGTGAGCAAGGCGATCGACAAACTTGACGCAGCGGACGAACGCCTCGAGAGGGCACGAACATTCCAAGCATGGCTTTCGCAACACATCACCCCTAGGCAGATCAACGAGCTAACCGGGACTGACATGGGGCATCACCTCACGACCCACCCAACGCAACCGAGTGTGGCGACGGCTGAAATCTTCGACAAGCTACGACCGCACCTCCCCGACATTCCCGAAAACATCGAGACACTTGTGGCGCTCCGGACGGTCGAGTCTCAAAACTTCGCCGCGCGAGAAGTGGTCGGACAATACAGGTCATCTATCGCACGCGGATCGGCCGGAGTGACCGCAGCCGGAGAGGGCAAAAACATCACCGAGTCGTTTACAGAGGCCGCTCGCCAATGGCAAGGATGGGGAACAGCGCTCAAACCAGCGTTTGAACCGATTGTTGTGGGGCGCAAGCCGCTTTCAGGAACAGTCGCGGCCACTGTCCTCGCACACGGCACCGGAGCAATCAACATTCGGGCTACTCGGGTGAGTGACGAATCTGAGATCGACGGCCGGTGGCCGACGAACGTTCTCCTCGACGAGACCCAGGCACCCGAACTCGACAAGCAATCCGGCACACTCACGTCTGGCGTGCTCGCCGAGCATCACGCACGAGCACCGAAAGAATCGGGGATCCTCGGCGCTCCCGTAAGCGCCGAGGGGCAACGTGGCTACGGCGACACCGGAGGGGCGTCTAGGTTCTTTCCCTCGTTTCGTTACGAGGCCAAGGCGCCCACGCACGAGCGCCCGACGATCGACGGCCACGCCCACCCGACCGTGAAACCCCTCGACCTCATGAGGTGGCTCGTTCGCCTCGTCACTCCCCCCGGAGGTCTCGTGCTTGACCCGTTCGCAGGATCCGGGACGACCGGCGAGGCGTGCATGGTCGAGGGATTCGATTGCATCCTCATCGAACTCGACGAGACCTCCCTACCGCTGATCGAAAAACGGTTGACGAAAGACGTTCAACCGACGATGTTCGGGGATCTCGCATGAAGATCCTCTCCGTCCGACCACCGTGGTCGAGTCTCATGTTCCGGCCGGTCGCGCCCAAGGACATCGAGAACCGTGTGTGGGCAGCGCCGTCGGCAATCATCGGGGAGCGGATCGCAATTCACTCGGCGTTGAAACTCGACCCGGCCGGCCTCCCGTTCACCGACGAGACGTTTCAGATTCGCGCGTCTAACGACCGCGGGCACGTGCTCGGCACCGTGACTGTCACTGGATGTCACGAGGCGGGGTCGAGGTCGTGCACGTGGCACAGTTGCGCGGAGAATCCGTGGGCAATGTGGCCGGATGCGGAGCACCCGGTGATCTTCCATTGGGAACTCGAGCACCCGCACGCACTTGTGACCCCGATCAAGGCACGAGGTGCGCTCGGCCTGTGGAACCCGGACGAGCGCCTCGCGCACCTCCTCGACCTCGGCGACGTGAAACTATGACCGACAACGTCGAGTTCACGACAATCGCCGTGCCGATCACGGCCGCGCGCCTCGCAATTCTCCGCGACATTGCGTCCGGGCAGAACGTCACCGCGGAGGTGTACCTCGCCGAACTTGCCCGCTGCGCCGTCGCCGCACGCGAGACCCGCGACGAGATCGTCTCCCTCCACGAGCAACGAAAGACCGACGCCGAGATCGCCCGTGCTCTCGGCTACACGAACGCCCAGGTCGCGCAACGCCGCCGCCGTTACGGACTCCCCGCGAACAGGAAAGCATTATGAGACACATCCTCGTCATCCGCAGCACCTACGACTGGAACATCACCCACCCGCGCGGGTTCGGCAACGCCGACACCGTCGACCGCCACGACGCCGTCGAGTGCGCGCGCGTGCAACTCGCGGCTATCGCGTTCATGGAACCGCCGCCCCTCCGCCCCGCCGCCACCCTCCGCGAGCGTGCACGACGTCTCCTCGGCCGCGAACCGCTGCCCGTAAAGATCGGCGCCTATTGGGTCGACCTCATCGGCGGGAACCTCGCGATCGGCGGGCGCCTCGAGCCGGCCGCGGAACTCGTCCACACGGGGAGGCTCGCGTGAGCGGCGCCCAGGTGTGTGTCACGAACACGGTGAGGGATCTCCGGTCGTGTGTCATCAAGGGCGCGCACCGGTCGAATTGCGACGGCTATGAACTCCGCTACGACCCCGAGACCGGGCAGACGAAACACCACTACCAGATCGAGTGGAACAATCTCACCCGCGAGAACGACCGGTGGCTCGTCCCGTGCCCCGGATGTCTCCCCCGCCGCGCCGACCGCGGCATGTTGTGCCAGGCGCACACCCTGAAACTCGACCATTCACTCGACCATGATGAGACCGGGCAACGGGTGCTCGTGGATCTCATCACCCACCTGTGGTCGATCGAATCCGGGGGCATCCGCGACGATAACGACCGCGTGTCGACGGCCAAGGGTTCTCAGTGGCCGCTCTCCGCCTCCCACCTCTCCGCGAACGAGATTTACACCTACCTCGCGTCGACGTGCATCGCGTTCGCGAACGACCTCCGCATCCCCGAGCCGGAGTTCTCGGCCGCGGCATCGATCCTCGACGGATTCCTCAACGACATGGATGTCGACATCGTCGGAGTCCTCACCCGCCGCCTCCTCGAATACATCGAGGAGAACCAAGCCGCGGCCGTCAAGCACAAGCACTCCGCCGAGACCGTCGTCCGCATGATCGGCGTCATCCAAACGGCTATGGCAAAGTTCCCGCTCGTCGACCTCGAGCATCGGGTGCCGTTCGTGCGGTGCGCGGCGTGCTCGCGGATGACGCTCACGTGGAAACCGCCGCTCATGAACGCCGACGACGTCGTGGTGAAGTGCGAGCGGTGCGGCCACGAGGAAAACCAGGACTGGCTCGAGGCGTACATCGAGGTAGTCAAGACCGACAAACGGAGGAAAACCGCATGATCGAAACCACAGGACTCGCGCTCGCGCGTGAGCAGATCGCGAACGCAGCGAACTCACCCCTCACCGCATCGTCGGCGCCCGGCGTTATGGCGCGGGCGATGCTCGCCACGGCAGCCGCAACCGTCGCCCAGGCGGAGGCCGCGCAACTGTCGGCGCTCGCGGATCTCCTCCGCTATGAGGAGACCGGCTACGGGCACCGCGAGCGTTTCCTCACCCACGAGGAAACTCTGCAACTCAAGAACAACATTCGCGCACTCGCCGGATTCTCGACCCCTGAAACGGAGTAAGACGATGGGACTCAGCAAGCCAAAGCATTACCGCCCGGAGGTGGGCGACGAGTTCATCACCCTCGGCGACATCCGCCCCTCGCACGCGACCCGCATTTTCGAGGCGCGCGACGTCAAGACCGGGGAGGGGATCCTCGGCAAGCTCGCCGACGTGAATTGGTACATGCTCAACGGCACGATCGCTATCCGGTTCGAGGGTGAGACCCTCGGGTTCTTCGGTGTCCCGGAGGAGCGGATACTCCTCAAGGCCGAGGGATTTGTCATGCCGAACGCAGACGGACAACCGCACGATTCCCAGTCGGGAGGCGACCGTGGCTGAAAAGATTCCCGCCAAGAACCTGTCAGTGGGCAGGCAGTTCACGCATCACGGCATGGCCCTCATTGTGACCAAGATTCATAGCACTACAGGTTATTACCCATGGCCAGAGCCAGCTATCAACATCGACTGGGTGGACCGAAACGGAAACCGATCTGGGGGCACGTTCCTCTCCAACGAGGAAGTCGAAGTAATCCCTCAATCCGATGGTTCCGAGTCGTGACCGCCTCCGTCTTGCGGTGGATGACCTACCGCTATTTCTGCCCCGAGTGCGACGAGATGGGAGCGCGACGCGACAAAGAATCACAGGCTAAGGCCGACGCGAAGGCGCACAACCGACGCGCACATGCGAACCGCACATCCGATGATTCACTCACCGAGGAGGCGACCGATGATTGAACCGATCACCATGTACGCCCTCCGATGCGACGAGTGCGGCGCCACCCTCGAATACTCCGACGAGAGCGGGTTCGTCGCGTGGGAGACCGCCGAGGAGATCATCGCGGATCTCGCCGAGTGGGAGTGGTCGGAGGACGGCCACGGCAAGCACCTATGCCCGCGGCACACCCCGCTCGTCCTCGACCCTGTGGTCGCGCAGCAGCGGGAGGACGACCGGACGCGCGCGATCACCGACGCCGACGTGCCCCTCGACTTCGGAAACCTCACATGATGAACTACGGGCACGGGTATTACACGATCACCGCCCCATCCGGCCGCGAGTACCTCGTGAGCTACTCCGGGCACGACCTCAACTCGTCCGTGTTCGCGCCCGGCTCGTGGGATCCGCCATTCCGGTCTCTCGGTCTCAGCCACATCGCCGGAGGGGGAACGAGCCTCGGGGGTGGCTCGGCACGGTGGGTCGATCTCAAGGCGCGCCGACACATCCGGCGCCGTGAACGCCGATTGAACCGCGAGGAGCGCCGCCGTGCTCGCAATGCGCGGTTTGTTGCTCGCCAGTAAAAAGAGTGCACAAACTCTGAAAAGATGACACAATGACCGTCATGGGTTCCGAGGACTGGCAGAAAGTCGACGACGCGGCAGCGTCGATTGGCAAGAAACGACGCCAGGTGTATCACTACCTCGCACTCCCAGAGTCGGAGACGGGCATCAACCGTCGCCGGATCAACCGCACGACCTACGTGCACATGCCGTCACTCGTTGACTACGAGGCGACCGTGAAAATCGGGAGACCGCGCAAAACCTAAGCGCTCTCCCCTAGAGAAAGAACCCCCAGCAAATGACACGCACACTCCTCGTTCGCGAGACAGCAACGCACAAGATCGTCCGCATCCTCGACCTTTCCGGTAAGTCCGTGAGTGAGGGAGACCGGGCACTCTCCGGTCTCCTCCGCCAGATGAACACCGCAGATTACTACGTCGAGGACAGCGATCTCGCCCTCGTTGCCACTCCTGAGTCGGCGCTCTCGTGGTCTCCCGAGCAGCGCGCCGAATACCGCGCACAGTACGACCGCCTCGCGCTCACCGGCTCATTCTCTCCGAGCCTCCCGATGCACCCCGACGAGGTCGACCGCATTGCCGAGGCGGGAGCATGAACCCGTTCACCTACATCCTTGTGGCGATCATCCTCGGCGCCGCGATCCTCGCTCTCCTCCTCATCGGCGGCGACAACTACACCGAGAGGCACCTCAATGACTAACCCGACCCGCAACTCGGTCGGTGAGGTCATCGCAGTCGGGCAGATAGTCGACCGTCTCGACCACTACAAGACCAACGGCAAGGTAGTCGCGATCAACACTAAGTCGCCCGGCAGAGAGCGCGCACCGATCCTCGTCCGGTGGTCTCGCCTCGACGATGAGTGGTGCTCGCCCGAGTTGCTCATGCCGCGCCCCGGAGAAGTGGCCGATCTCTCGCGCGTTCTCCGACGCCCGACGCAAAAGCGTTCCGCCGAGGTTCTCAAGCGAATCGAGGATGCCGCCCGCGAGCACCTCCACGACGTCGGCGTGTGCCATTTCTCGACTCACATCGTCGCGCAAATGGCGGGCACCTCGGTCGGGAACCTGTACCGATGGTTCGCCGTGACCGAGGATCTCATTGAGCACATCGAACCAGGCGCCACCCGCCCGTGGATCGAACGCGACCGGATCCGCGAGGTGCTCGTGCCCGTGCTCGACGGATACGAGGCAGCCGTCGAGAAGATTGAGGACGAGTGGGGCATGAGCCGAACGTTCCCCGTGCTCGTCGCCGCGGGTGACGAGGAGGCTATCGCGATCACGCAAGCACGCGCCGCGCTCGGCATCACTGCCGGCCGCGAGCACGACATCCGTTCGACGGCGAACTCGATGCTCTCCCCGTACACCGACAAGGTGTGCGCGGCGTGCGGCGGGTGGCCGTCGGATCCCTACTTTCCCGCTTACTGCACACCACTCCCGGAGGAATACCGTGCCAAATAACCGACCCACCCCCATCCCTCGCGACGAGCGGTTCAACGGCAGCGCGTGGGTCTCCCGCGAGCGCCTCGCCGAGATCAGCGAACGCTGGGATGCGTTCATCGCCCACGACATCGAGATCAAGGATGCGGGCTACCCGACTACCCTCGACGCTTTCTGGTACGCGCTGCAACTCACCCCGCAGCCGACCGATCCTCGCGAGTTCGCGCACATGGAGTGCGACTGTGTTCCCGACCTCGGCCAGAGCCACTGCCACAAGTGCGGCGACGAGGCGGGCGGTCGGATCATTGCATGGAAGGACACGTACCACGGTGAGCGGGTGCAGCGGACCGGTGACGTAGCTGAACTGATTGCGGAACAACTGCCCGAGGGTACCCGCATGCACGCGTACTACTACGGGTTCGATCGCACAGGACTTGCCGCAATCGACTTAATTCTCAGTGCCGTTGCAACCGCCGGAAAGGGATACCACCACACCGAACAATGGGCAGATGAGGAGGGCGACACGACACCCTCGCACGAGGCGCGGATACAAGCGGCGGCAGGCGAGGCGGCGAACAGGATTGTTGCCGCTCTCACCGCGCTGTCCTCCGAGTTGGCATCTACCCGCCAGCAACTCGCAGACGCCGAAGCTGTGATTGCTCAGGCGCACGCATGCTGGTACAACACGCGGTTTGTCGATGACGCGGGGGCTGACATGTACGTCATTCTCGACGGTTACAAGCCCACCACTGTCGGCACCACGGACGAGGCGACAGCACAAACCGCCGACCTCGCGCGGCAATCGGCGTTCTACACCGAGAACCC